TCCTTTCGGAGCTGATGCTGAGTCAGGCGAAACGATTACATTGGAATTACCACTTGATGTTGTCGAGGAAATAGACAAGGCTCTAGATATCGCTGCTGGCGAGAATCCAGAGGAAGAAGGTCATCAAGTAGATATGCCTGATGTAGATGTTGCAGTTGACATGCCAGGCGATGCGGCAGAAGCTATTGATGAAGTTGTAGATAATGTTCTTGATACAGAACTTGATACTGAACCTTCAGAAGAAGAGTTTGGAGTTGAACCTTCGGAAGAAGAGTTTGGAACTGAACCTTCGGAAGAAGAGTTTGAAGAAGAAACTAGCGACGAAATTGTAGATATTCCTGGAGAAATGACTGAAATAGAAGAAGAGCCAGAAGAGAAAGAAATGTATATGACGGAAAAAAATGAAGAAAATGAAGAAAATACAGAAAATAAAGAAGGAAGATTCCGTTCGCATAAGAAAGAAGATAAAGTAACAGAGAATGATGAGAATGATGAGAATGATGAGAATGATAATGAAGGTGTTATGAATCCAGAAGTAAGTAATGAGACAGTAGAAAAAGAAGGCGATGAAGATGATGAAGAAAAAGCTTGCACCTGTCCGGAACAAGGAACAAGAGCAGATTCAATAGAAAATATTGAGAAAGAGGCGAATCAAATGAAACCTGGTTATGTTGGTCAATCAAGTCGCATCAATCTCGATTTAACAGGCGTTATGGCAGTTCTTAATAAGCAAGCTAAAGCCCCTGAACAACAGAATGCACAAGATTCCCCAGATATTGGGAAATATAAAGATGGAAGACCTATGGCGAATGAAAATGCTTTAACAGAAGATGGCCCTACTGTTCCAGACAGCGCTGGAAAGGCTAAAATCGGAAATGAAGAGCCTAAAGCCAGCGAAAAAGTAGATGTTCCTGCTGGCAGTCCTCCAATCGGCGGCGAAAAAGATAATAAAGAGTTAACTGATGGAGATGTTAGAATGACTGGCGGCGAAGAAGGAGCAGGAAGCGATGGGGCAGGACATAAAGCTGCTTCTGTAAAAGAAAGAATATCAGATTTAGCTGGTAGAATTCTTGAGGCGACTGATAGTATTAAGAAAATTAAGACAACCACGCCGAAAGAAAAGAAAATGGCTCCAAAAGAGCCAGTAGCAAAAGATAAAGATATTCAGCCAATTAGCGGAAAGAGCGTTATTGGCGACGAAGAGAAGTTCACCGCTGACGATCCTGGAAAGGTAAAGTCAGATAGCGGATTTATTGGTAAGGAAAAAGAGACATTAAAATCCAAACCAGATGAGCCAAAAGATCAACCATCATTTCCAGCCGGTGGCGGAAAGATGGAAACAGATACGAATGATCCTGAAAAACAGGAAAAAGATAAAGGCACCGTAATTGCGAAGTCCAGCCAGAAGCAAATTGAAGCGGCAACGAAATTAGCAGGAAAAATGTTATCAGCAGGTAAGATCTCAATAAATGATCTTGCTATTAAGATTTCAGAGCTAAGTTCGTATAAGGTCGGGACAATTGGCGATTTGGAAAAAAGTTTGTTCGCAACTAAAAAAGGACTTACTACGGCGTCAGACGGGTTGGAGTCTCCCGTAGTTATTAACGAGTCTAGTTCCGTTCCAAGAGAGACTTTAAAGAGTCAATTACAGGAAATGTTCTCACTAGACCACAAAAATAAGCAGGCTCAGGAATTTAGGTTATAATAGGAAATTTTTAACATATAAAAATGTTAAATAACAAGGAGATTTAAAATGGCTTTAATTGAAATTTATCATGTAGTCGCAGATATGTATCCTGTAGACGCAGATTGGGATGGAACAAACTTCCTAGAGGGTATGGTAGCCCAGCTATCTGCTCTTGGCGAAGCTGTCCCCGGTGACGCAACATCTGTAAACGTTGGTATCGCTGGCGATACTGAGAGTAATACGACATCTGGAACACCATATGCTGCCTCGTTGATCGTCAACGCGGCCGGTGCAACTCGTCAAACAGAAAACCGCGTAAGCGATTTCTTCAACGAGACACTTGCTTCTGGCAGAATGACAGTTTATCAAGCTGGCGGAAAGTTCGCTACTGACCTGTTTGAAACGACTGTTGATGCGGCTGTTCCTGGCGATTTGCTCTTCTGTTCTGGAAATGGCTTGCTGACTACCACTAATGGCACTGGCCCAGTTGTTGGCGTTTGTGCTGCTGCTGTTGCTGCTTGGGATTCAGGCGTTCCTGGCGTAGATACTACCAATGGTAGTCTAAGTCTTGGGGATTACGTCACATTCGTACTGAATATGGGTACTGAGTAAGATTCTGGAGTTTAGGTTTTTTAAAATTAAGATTATCATTTTAGGATTTGTAAAACGAATACCTGAGAATAATCAAGGAGAATAATATGTCTTTAAGTAAAAATAGTTTAACAGATAGAGAGAAGGAAGATGTTATTGCCCAAGCTCTGGAAACAGATGAGGGACGTACCGCTCTAGCCCAGGCAATGGTAGAACCCATTCGTCGTTCGTTAGAGTATCAAGCTGTTGGTCGTAAGCTTTTGATGGTTGATGAGCTTCCACAAGGCGCTCTTGCTCGTTATGAGCGTGATGTCGCTTCAGTTGCTCATGTAATTTCTCGTAGAGGCGCTGTACCTGATCAGATTCAGGAAGGCGAAGAGATTCTAGTTCCTACGTTTGAAATTGCTGCTCACCCCACAGTTCGTCTTGCCGAGATTAAGGCTCGTCGTTTCTACATTGTAGACCGCGCCCAGATCAAGGCTAAGGAAGCTATCCAGAAGGAAGAAGATAGTAATATCTTTAACGCCCTTCTTGCTGCCGCAACAACCAGTGGAAACACTGTTGCCAACTTTGGCACTTTGTCAGTTGCCTCTTTGAATACTGCTTTCCGCATGATCGAAGAGCATGACCTTGTTGCTACGAAGATTGTCATGCATGCTCGCCAGTTCGCTAGCGTCCGTGCTTTTGGCAAGACCTTCTATGATGAAGCAACGCAGCGTGAGATCATCACAACTGGCCTTTATGGTCACCTTTACACCGCTGATATCCACGTTTCAAGCCGGATGCCAGTCGCAACAGTTCTAGTAGTTGCAAGTCCTGACACCGTTGGGGCTTTTCCGATTAGACAGGATATCACTGTATTGCCTGCTGATGATCCAAAGAAGCTTCGCTTGGGTTGGGTAATTTATGAGGAAGTTGGAATTGTAGTTGTAAACGACTACGCAGTTTCTCGTATTGACGTAAGTTCTGCTACCTAATAGTTTTATAATAGCAGAATAAGTAGAATAAAGTAAAAAAGAAAGACCCACTTATTCAGTAGGTCTTTCTTTTTGTACATACATTTCTATAATTTTATAGAAGGAAGTGGAGAACATATATTGTATATATGTATATACGATTATAAGGAACAGAGAATGCCCTGTAAAAAAGAAACTACAGACAAGAGAAATAAAAAGTTTAAAGATATGAAAAAAGAATATGCTTTTCTTACTGAATGTCCTATTTGTGGAAAAAGATATGATATGTATTGGAAAATATTTGTTCATATAAAGAAAAATAAAGATTTAAAACATCAATCTTTTTTAGATAAAAACATAAAACAAGCAGTTAAAATATATCTTGATCATAAAGGTAATGTTTTTGAATTTTTTAAAAAATTATATAATGCTAAAAATATTCTTGCTGCGATTAGTAATGGATATGTTCTTAATATGATTAAAAATGAATTAAAAATTGATAACATGGAAGATATACGACGTAGAAAAATATCTAGAGAAATGAAAAAACTTTCTAAAACAGCAGATCACAATAACAATGTTGCTTTAGGTGTTAAAAAGGCATGGGAAGATGGTAAGTTTGATACTGATGAGTGCAAAAAAGCCCGAGCTCTTGGATATAAAAATAGAAGAAGTTTTAAAGGTAAAGGTAATCCCATGTATGGAAAACCTTCTCCTAAAGGATCTGGAAGGGGCAAAGGAGGAATAAGATCTGATATAGGACACTATGTTCGAAGTACTTGGGAAGCGAATATAGCAAGAATATATCAAAAGTTTGGTAGATCTTATCAATATGAGACGAAACGTTTTTATGTTACTATTGATAACAATAGTTTGTCTTATTGTCCTGATTTTTATTTCGCGGATAAAAATAGATATTATGAAATAAAAGGACATGCAAAATCTTCTGAAGAATGGATTTGTCCTTGCAAAACATGTATAAAAAATAGAAAAGTCATGAAAGAAGTTGCAAAAAAATTTGGAGTTAAAATAACTATTATTGGTAAAAAAGAATATGATATGTATAAAAGGTATTTTAAAGATATCATAAATTGGGAGAAATAATGAAAAGAATGTCAGAAGTAGCCAAAGAATTAGATATTTCTTATAATAAATTATCATATTGGGTTAAGTTTAATTTTGTTCCTTATTTAAAAACTTCAGGAAAATCAAGACCTCGTTTTTCTGAGGATCACATAGAAAAGATTAAAGAGTATATTGAATATGATAAAAATAATCCTAAAGCAGTAAAAACGAAAC